GCTTTAGCGCGTTCGCCGTCTTTGGCGTTGGCTGCTACAGCGCCCATTCTTGCACAAAATGAATCCTTGCGGCCTTGGTCTGCCTTGGTCTTAGGGTTGGGTGCTGGCGCTTTAAGGTTAGAACCCGTCGCCGCGTTGTACTTCTCGCGTCCTTTGGCCGTCAGGCCAGCGCCCTTGGATGTGGGTAGTTTTTCGCCGCGCCCAACACTGAGTGATACTTTTTTTGTCATGATCCCATCCATGATGCGTTGACACCACTGCCCTGCGCGTTCACGCGGCGGGTTGGCTCAACATATTGCCGATGTGCTACAGGAAACGCAAATGTAACAGCAATCGCGTCGGCTGCGTCGGGCGACGCCAACCCACGCGACTTCATGTCTTTCTTGGATTCCAAGAAGATCGTCCCTCTTGAGTCTGGCTTCATCATAGGCGAAATCAGATCTGTTTTCAAGAACCTGTCGTTCGGAATGCTCGCCGTCTTGAGCCAGTCGCGCATGTCGCCCCACATCTGCGCGCGCATGTTGCCGTACATGATCGGGTTCTTCGCCTTATTCCCAAAGTTCACGCCCTTGATCTTGTACCGCTGCTCTTTCAGCCTGTCCACAATCCCCGCCCCGAGGCCACCTTCGTCGATCACCACCAGCGTCGGCTTGTACTCTTCAATCGCTTCGATCACATGTCCGACCACCGTCATGGTGTCGTCCCCACGGTGGCGCATGATCTTCACGATGTCACGCCCTTGCCGCACCGCGATGACCGTTGCATCCGCTCCGAACCGTGCGGGGTCTACACCGATCACAATCGGCGCACTCTGATCCTGGTATTTCGTCCGCTTCATCGCGTCGTCCACCAGGCTGGCCCCAATGAACTGATCGTCACCCGCGTTGGGGAACTGACCGTACACCTCAACGTGCGCCTGCGCCGAGTCTGGCCCATATTCCGCGATGATCCGCTCGTAGACCTGCTTGTCGGTGCCCTCGACCGTGCGCGCGTCCACCACTTTCGTGCGCCAGAACTCCCGCTTACTGTTAAACGCTTCGTAGAAGTACCCCGTGTTGCGGCGCGGGTTGGAAAAAGCTAGCCAGAAGCGATTTGGCGTATTTTCTGTGAAAAAACCGCCAGTAACCGCCCAAATTGAGTCGTCAATACCGCTGGCTTCGTCAAAAATTACCAACACACCGTCAAAATTGTGCACACCAGCGTACGCGTCGGGGTTTTCCGCTGACCATAAGCGCCCTTCGACGCCCCAGTAGCGGGTGCCCTTCCTTAAATCCCGCTCCACAAGCTCAGTCAGCCATTTGGCAGGCATGACTCTTGTTGCTGAGATTTCAAACCAGTGGCTGTTGATCGACATCGCCAGCCACTTGGTGATCTCGGCCCATGTGACTGATCGCAGTTGGGACTCACTGTTGGCCGACACGATGGTTGTCGAGCCGATTCTGGTGGAGATCATCCAATCCACCAACCAACTGACTAGCGCCGACTTGCCAATACCACGGCCAGACGATATTGCCTCTTGCAACACGTCAAAGTCCAGCTTGCCCTGGTTCAACTTGATGTGCTCGGCCACATCCAGCAGCACTTCACGCTGCCATTTGCGCGGCCCTTGAAAATGCTCCAGCGGTGTGCCCTTCACACCCCACGGGTAGGTGAACATTACAAACGCCAGCGGGTTGTCCCTGATGGCTGGACTCCAAAGCCTGGCCATAAGTTCTTGCTCGTCTTCAGCGCTGTAGATGGTGTTCTGCATTTACTTGACTTGGCCTTTGATAGATATTGGCACGGCGTTTTTTCCTGAAAGATACGCTTCTCCTAACGCGTATTGATCACCACCTAAAAAAGTATCAGCTAATGCGTTGCCCATTCTTGCGGGGGGCGACATTTTAGAATAGTTTTCCGCACTATATTTATGAACGTCATTGTTAAAGTCGTATGAGTCATACGCTTCATACGCGCCGCTAATGGGGTCTACTTTATACCTAAAGCGCCCTAACGTTTGCCCCCAACCTGCGGGGTCATTTGTGTATTTGTTTTTGCCAGTTCTTTCGCCATACCCTGAATACCCAAAAGCAAAGTCGGTAGGCAATTTTCCTTGCGCGGCTTCTTTTAATTGTTGTGCTTGCGTTAACGATAGCCGAGCGTTATTTTGCGCTCGCTCAAGCATGTCTACTTTATCTGGCGAAATTGTTTTTGCTTGCGCTGCGTAATATTGCGCGTTTTTTTCTAAGTTGGCTGCGTCTTGTAAAAGCTCTTTTTTTGGCCGCGTAAAGTACGCAATCTTTTGCTGGTAGTGTTGTTTAACTAAGTTGTCCAAGTTTGCTAATTCGCTAGGTGTGAAGTCAGAATTACTGACAGGCACATCAGTGCGGCCAGTAAATGACTTTAGCAACGACTCGCCGTACAAGCGTTTTCGCATGTCAACTGAGTTGCGATACGCGTCTGTCAGCGCGTTAATTGGCTCGGACAGTAGATTGTTCAATGGCATGGTCTAACCTTGGACTCGGTTCGTTGGCGATCACATCAATAACCCGTGACTCTGCTTGGCGCAGCGCGCCGATGATGCTGATGCGCTGATCAACATCTATGCTGATGGACTGCTTGGCCACCCAGCCGTGTGAGTGTTGCAGTATGGCTAAGGCTGCTTTGGCGTCGCCTTCCCTGGCCGCTTTGTGCAGGCAGGTGGACATCTCCAGTTCGCCGTCGGCTTTGCCCTTAAGCGCCGCCATGTCCGCTATGGGATCCAACTCGCACAGTTGCCGGTACTCGGTCGGCAACATGCCGGACGCTAAGGCCAATGCGTCGCCCTTCAAGCCCAGCTTGGCGGCGTCGTAAATTTTGTTCAAGCGCGCTTCGGTTGCGACAACCTTGCGCGGCTCAAAAGGTAGGCTGTGAAATGTCATGTGCGAAGTGTAATGGGTGCTGGCGCAGGGAGTTCTGAGGTATGCCAAGACTGAGGAGCAGTATGAGTCCCAGGTGCTATGCGCCAGCGATTGGAATATACCAAACTGTGGGTCATGTGGGCAATAATTTTTGAGCTTGAAGTCTTGTAGCCGTTTTTAAAAAATAAAAAAAAATTGTTCGTGAAACCTCCGTCACTGTTGGCCATTGGGCGCGGGCCCTACCCCCACCCCTAAGTTAGTAAGCACTTACTTACAGCAGCCAGGTTAGTGAGCACTTACTTACATCTGAAAGTTAGTGGCTACTAACTTGTCAAATCTATATGTTAGTGCACGCTAACTTAGCCTGGGTTAGTGGTTACTAACATGGCCATGTGGCCATATGTTAGCGGGTACTAACATGTGGGCGTTTTAGGTACGTGTGGGCATTGTGGACAACGTGGACAACATTTTGACGTTTCACAGTCGCTGGCTAAACCGTATACTTACACAATCCTTACAATAAATTTCTTAGCAATACAAAAACCCCTTGTCCACATTGTCCACAATATAGGTTTTTAGCTCGTAAACCATGTGGACAATTCGCGCGTTTTTACACTATCCACACACACGCCCACATTATCCACAAAATAGGGTAAACACCTAGAAAATAATTGTTGACAATTGCAAGTGAATCCCTTACATTAATATCACTGGCCGCAATAACGCAGCCAGGCAACAACTAAACGAAAGCCACACAATGACCTACTCACACATTTTTAACGCGCGTAAAGATTCCGGTTTTAAGTTCGTTCTTTACATTACGGCCACACCGGCGCTGCAAGGTCGACCAATTGAGACCGGTTATTTTTACAGCAAAGTAGCCGCGAAAAAATACGCCGCAGCCAAAAACGCGAAGGCGTGGAATTATTAAAAACCCCAGCGCGGCCACACCGGCCGCGCGTCGATCAACTAAACGAAAGTAAAAACCATGTCAAAAATTCTAGGATATATTGCATACGAAGGCCCGTCCAAAATCGACGGCGCGCCTATTGTCGTCATTGTTAATAAAATCGACGCCGATTCTAAAAATGGGAAAACCGGCGCTATTGTGCAAACTTTTATTATCCGCAGCGATATCGCACCAATGGCCGCAGTGCAAAGCGGCGACGACGTGGCCATATGCGGCGATTGTGAACACCGGCCAGCGCTGGCCAAAAAAACCGGCGCTGCGCCGTGCTATGTACAGGTAGGTAAGTCGGTTCAATCGGTTTATCACGCATATAAACGTGGCCGGTATGTCAAAGCCGATCCGGCCACAATCGCGCGCGCGTTACAAGGGAAAATTGTGCGCCTGGGCACGTATGGGGATCCATTCGCTGCGCCGGTCACAATGTGGAATCAAATAACGCGTTATGCAGCCGGTCACCGTGGTTACACACACCAATGGCAGCGCGCCGATTTTGACGCGGCCGCTTGGGCTCCGTTTGTTATGGCCAGCGCCGATACTATCGACCAGGCAGCGCATGCAAACCTATTAGGCATGCGCGTGTTTCGCGTGTCGATAGGTGTTGACAAACAAGCGGGCGAGGCAGTATGCCCAGCGAGCGCCGAGGGTTTGCGTAAATCGACATGTGCGAAATGTACATTGTGCGCGGGCACGTCGATACAAGCCCGCGATGTGGTCATCGCAGATCACGCAGCTGGCCACGCACGCCGCGTTATAGCTATCGCCGCCGCTTAATATTCGACTGCATGCGGCCAGTGTGGCCGCATGCGGGCGCGTATTCGCGTCGATCAACTACACGAAGGGTAAACAATCATGAATTATTTTGGCACCTATCACCGGCTGCGCTTACACGTAAGCGCCACACCTAAACAAGTACTGCGCGCGCTTTACAAAAAACTGCGCCCGCTCGCGCTTACTCGCGGCCAGCGCATGCACCGGCATGCGATCGCGCGCGATATTTTCGAATGCCACTGCGCCGCGCGCGCGCTTTATGCGAGGGTCACGGCATGATAAAAATTATGTACGCAAAATACAAGGGTACGTGCGCGCGTACCGGCGCGCCGATCCGGCCAGGGGATCAGATCCACTATGACACGGCCACGCGCCAGGCATGGATCACTGAAGAGGATGAATTCAGGCATGCGGAGCCGGAGCCCGAAGAGGTTTATTTGACGCGCGCGCGTGGCGCGTACGTATCGCATCTGTGGAATAACGGGGACCGCGAATACTTTCAAAATAAGCGCGGCCGCTGCGAGGACGCGCCATGCTGCGGGTGCTGCTCATGACCTACTACACACACAAAGCCGCCGCGCAGGCGCTGGCCGATGAGTTAACCATGCAAGATCGCGACGCGTGGAGCTATCAAGTACACGGGAGCCCACGCGGGTTCTACGTGGCCGTTTTCGATGACGACAACCATTTTTTGGGGATCCTATGACACGCGTTGAAAAAATTGTTTATTTGGCCGCGCTGGCAGTGCTGGCGCTTGATTTATTTATCTGGAGAATCTAAACATGAAAACCATCACATTAGGGAAAACCCGTTATATCGTGCGCGACGGGCGCGACGACATTATGACCGCGCATGCTAAGTGCACCGGCAAACATAAGGTTGTTAAGTCTAAGGGCGCAGAGAAGCGAATCTATCCGCAGCACTGGGCCGGTGACTCGACCGCCGATTATGTGGCCGCATATGAGCGCGCAAACCCAAAAATTATGCCTTGGGACTGGCAGGCGCTGCGCGCCGAGCCGTGCATGCTGCCGGTCGGCGAAGATGCTGCATGGGAGGTCGATCATGCGGACAATTGAAGATTTTGAGGCACTGGAAGACATGGTGCGCGAACTGCGCGAAGAGTTGGCCGAATGCCTTATGGCCGGTATGACACCGGCGCGCGGTATCGGTGAGGTTGAATTTATTTTCGATCACCCGAACGGTGACGAGATCGTATGCCACTTAGAGTATGACGCGGGCGACGAGACGGAGCCTGAGCGCATGACGCTGGTCGGTGCCTATATAGGGGCCACTGACGTGCATGGGCTGCTACCCTTTGCGATCATCGACCAGATCGAAGCGGAGGCGCTCCGTGACCCTAGCTGAATTCTGCGCGCTGCCGCGCACAATGGCCGAAATTGAGAATGAGGGCTTTACGCGCGACCAGGTCTACGGGGCCGTGAAACGTGGGGAACTGGTCAATCAGAATCGAAAAGATGCCTGGGGGCGCATCAGGCGCGGCGCTGGGTTGTTTACAGTGGCCGCACCGGCACCGACCTATGACGCGACCGCGCTGGTGCAATCATGGCGGTGATCTGCGCGGCCATCATTGCCGCTATACTAGCCGTGCTACTCGGTTTGTAGCAGTTGCCTAAACTTAACGAGCCCCCTCACGGGGGCTCTTTTTTTTTTATGCGTCAATCAAATTTCGCAATTCAGACTTGCTCATGTGCGCCAAGTCAGGCGAACAGAATATATGCTTCTTGGTATCATTCTGGCGCGATTTAACCCGCCCCTGATCGACCCATCCAGCTTCTTTGAGCGCGTGTAGGAGCGCGGCTTGTACGATTTTCACGCCCCCAGGCGCGTACCCTTGCAAGCGGTCGCAAACCGCGTGGAAAGGCGCGCCAATGACCCCACGGGAAAATTCACCGACACGGCGGCGCATCTGGTCAACCAGAAACGACTCGGCGGTGCTCATGCCGTGCTCGACCATAATCGCTTTGGCCTCGGTCATAGGGGGCGGCGCGGTCGGGTTCCAGGCTGACACGTCACGGGTGTGCAAGTAATGGGCGACGGCCTCAAAGCCTGCGCGGTGCTGGTACCAGTTCCACAAGGCCACGGCCTGCGCCTCGGGTAACTTTTCGGCGGCGCACCATATGACAAACCACCGGCGATCCTCTGAGGGTAACGAGATGGCCACGCGCTCATTGGAGAATGCAATCACAAACACGCGGTTCAGGGCGTAGTAGGGGTGCAAGCCTTTACGGTTGACCATCAGGTACTCGGGGGGCGCGGCGATGATGGGCTTGAGGGTATTCTCAAGGGCGCGGCGGTCTTTGGCCTCGGCTTGGCGTAGCTCGGCGATCTCCATCACTTCGCACTCGAGCGCGTACCCCCACTGCGAATTCAAATCTTCGTTTTTGACCAATGAGCAATTGGCCTTGGCGTTGCCGCCGATCGCCCAGAAGAACGGGGCGAAGAGGGTATCTTTGCCGCTGCCGTGGTTGCCACCCATCAGGACGGCGTGGTTAATCTTGTGCGTTGGGAATTGCACCTTGTGCGCTAGGGCGTTCAATAGGTGCTCGCGCTCAAACTTTTCGGGCACCATGCGCTCGACGTGCGCCAGCCACGGGCTGACGTCCCCAGGCGCGGGCTTGGGGCGGGCGTTGCGCCAGCGGTTGCCGTAGACCATGCCTTCGCGGGCGACCAGAATGGATTCACCGGCGGCGTAGGTGACACCGACCAGCGCCTTGGCTCCCTTGGCTTGGCGTAGCTCATCAAACGACGTACTGGCTTCAATACGGCGCTTGGTGTTGTGGACTGACTTGCAGTCTATGTGACGGAACAGGGCGTTGAAGGTGTACCGGCTGATTTCGCGGCGGTCTTGCATGTCGAAGAACGCATCATCTACTTGGATGTACGCGAACCGCTCAAACCAGTCATTCTTTTCAATGCGGCCAAGCTCTTTACGCTCAACCTCAGCAATTACCCGGGCGGCTTCGTTGGGATATTGGACAGTTGGGGTGAGCTTGGACAGCGCCGAGTCCATCGCCTGCGCCAGTAGTTCCTCACGAAGGCCAGGCGTGTGGCTGGGGCCGTCATTGTCGGCCACCCACTGTAGGAACATGCGCGAATCGAAGTCCACGCAATGCGAATGCAGGCAGCAGTATGCGCGGTTGGCGGGCATGTACCGGCCTTCAGGGTTGCCGTCGGTATGCTCGGCACCGTTGGGGCAGATCACGCCTGCCCAGCCTTCGCCGTTGGGTCGGGACAGCAGCAGACCCTGCTCGGACAGCCACGCCATCACATCGTCTGCGCCGTCGTCAGACAAGCGGATCGGGCGCAGGGTCAGCGAGTCGGGCTCAACTGGTGTGACACCCAAAGCGGCGCAGATGTCACCTAGTGTGAATTCGCGGTCGGGATGGAACTCGACCAAGCGCGACGCAAACAGGTTGCGCTCGGGCTTCAAGTTAACAGAGCCTGGGAGCCTGAAGTTGCGAACGGGGTTGCAAGCGCCTGGGTCGGTGTAGCCTGCATCGGCGATGGCGCGAATGGCCGCGCTGAACTCGGCTTTGGTGGGTTGGTCAACGAAAGCGTAGCCCCACTGGAACGACCCTTCAGACGTTTCCATGATCCACGTCGGGGCGATGGGTGGGACTTTGGACTTGGTGCCGATGTCGTCCAACATCATGACAAGGATGTACTCGCAGTTGGCTGCGGACGCCGACACGCGGCCATCGGCAAAGCGGTCAACGACAAAGCTGGCGGTGTTGGCGTACCACGCTTGGCCAGCCCTGGTGCCTTTGGTCGGCAGGTGCGCTGGCCATGTGCACTTGACTGCGCCGTCGGCGTGGAGTTGAATCTGGCCGTCTTTTAATTGTGGTTTTTGGTGCACAATGAGTGCAGTCTCGCCGCTTGGGGCGAGTTTTGTGATAAAGTCCAAGAATTCCAAGTTAGTGCTCCCTTACAAGCCCGCCTGCCAGCGGGCTTTTTATTTGCCATATCTCGACATGATTGCCACCTCTGCGCCAAGGGGTAAACCCTTAGCCCACTCGGGCGGCGTACACATCACCTTTTCAAGCCGTTCGGACATCTCTTCTGGCCGGTCGGTTTCTAACACTATCTCGTCATGCACATGCAAGACCACGTCGTCAAGCTGGCGCAGCGCGTGGCGCAGCAGATCGTTGGCGGTGGCTTGGGTGATATTCTCACACGCCAACCCTTTCCAAAGCCTTGCGCGTGGCCACTCGGTCGCGTCTGCTGCCGGTTTCCAAGCGGCCTTGGCGTAGGTTACACCATCGGTTTCGAGTCGTGCGTACGGGTAGCACAAGACTCGACCGGAGGGCAAAGCGTACCAGAGATGCTGGCCGTCAAACAGGTAGGTAACCCGCCCCACGCTGAACTCATGGCCTTTGTTTCGCATGGCGCGGGTGTAGGCGTCTTCCAAGTCTTGCCAGTAAGGCACCGACCACGGGTTTGCCCGTCTCCACGCGTCCACCATGCGCTTGGCATCCGACTCGGGCAGGTGTACGTTGTACACACGGCCCATCGCGGCAAAGGCACCAATTGAACCCCCGAATCCGCAGGCAAGCTCTTGAACTTTGCCAATCTGGCGCATGTCAGACTTTTCGGTGGCTTCGTATTCGGCCAATATTTCTTCGTATGGGCGTCTAAATGTGGCCGCTGCGTTCACAATGTACGCGTCCAAGCCACGCCGGAAGTCGTCCAGCTTGCGCTCGCCGGCGGGGCAGTTGGACAGCCACGGATTGGCGCGGGCTTCGATGGACGACCAGTCGGCCACGACCAGGTGCTTGCCCTTGGCCGGTATCAGTGCGGGCCGGAGCATTCCTTTGAGGACATCAGTAACGCGCTTTCCAAATTGTGGAACAATTGAATGGCCTCTGACCATTGCAGTTCTAACGTCCTCGGGCGATTTGGCGCACTTGCGAGTGAAATTGTGAACCTGGGCTCCGTAGCTTGACGCTCGACCTGTCGCAGATCCTCCAGCAAACACGAAAGCTCCTCGGACTCGGTTGTCCTCGACGTCTGCAAGAGATGCAAGGCGGCTAAACTTCGCAACCGAAGACGCCCATAGGTCGTCCGCACATTGGATGACCTCGGCAACAGCGGGCGGTATCTCATCTGGGTTCTCCATCGCAAGCAAGTTGGCTCGCACAGTCTTGTCAATTGAATACTTCTTCTCGCCGTCTTTGTAGGTTTCCATCAGCTTCAAAGCCTGCGCCCCCACGCGGTCGATCACCCACTGACGCATCTTAGGCGACCTGACGCTGGTGATGGCACCTTCGGTGACCTCGGCCACGATTTGCTCAATCTCGACCAACTCATCGCTGGCAAACTTGATGGCGGCGTTGCACAGCGGCACGTCCACCAACACGCCACGGTCGTTGATGCGCTCATTGACGTGGTAGTCGGCCAACTCGTCTGCTGACAGCGGGCGCAGCGCCTTGCTGATGGAACGCATGGCCTTAACGTCTTGCTCGCAATACTCAATCATCTCGGCCATAAGCGCGGGGTCTTGCCTGAAGGTGCCGTCGGCCTGTGGGATTGACAGCAAGCGGATCAACTGCGCGCCTCGGTGGCTTTTCTTCATGGACGCGCCAGCAAAGCGGCCAACGTCTTCAAGCGACCCAGGCGCGCAGTTGGCGCGGGCTTGTGTTGCGGTGCAGTAGAACTGCTCCAGCTTAAAGTTGATCTGCAAGACATACCAGAAGTGCAAGCGTTCAAACGCCGCGTTGTGAGCGTAGATAGGGCCGTTGTATTGCGCTACCCGTGAAGGAAATGGCGTGTCAGGCGTCCACGTTCGCACATCATCGTCGCCAAAGGCGTAGGACATGCACAGCACTTCGGTGCTGGGGTCTTGCGCGTAGTTGTAAACGCCGTGCTTGGGTAAGTCGCAGCGTGATTTTGTTTCAAAATCCAAAAAAAGCATTTGTGTCCCCTTTCCAATGCCGCCTGTCACGCGGCATCAGAAAGATTACTCTTGCGTAGGAGGCGCAGGCATCTGCGCTTGGGCTTGCATGCGGATTTTGTCCATCAGCGAAGCGAGCAACGCCATCACAGCGTTGATTTCTTGCACGTCAAGGTCTAATCTCATGCTGACCTCCGGCGACGGCCTGCTGCGGGCGCTGGCACTTCTGGCACTGCCTCTGGAACCGGCTCGCCGTCCATGCTGACCCACTCGACCACTTCAAACACAGGCGTGTAAATCTTGCCGTAGCTCTTGTGAGCATAGTGGTCTTTACGCAGACGCACGATGGCCACTGGCTTGGCTTGATCCTTATCGACCTGTTCGGCCAACGCAACGGCGATGGACTGAACCGCTTTCTTGCCGCCCACTGATGTGGTGGTGTAACGCGCTTCCATACCCTTATCTTCGCCGCTGATGCACTTCAAGCTCAGGCCGACCTGTGTTTCCCAACCCTTCTTGGCACCTGGGGGCGCTTCGTCGAGTTCGGGCAACGGCTGGCTGACGCTGGCCATCTTCTCGGCCAACACCTCACCATCACCCCAGGCGATGAAGCCGTGGACAAAAGAGAAGGGGTTGATCGCCCACTTGCTGTCGTCTTCGACTTCGGTCTGATCGGCACCGAAGACCCAGTGACCAGTCTTATCCATTTTGAGGATAGCTGTACCGGCAGGGCCGACATCGGATTGGATCGCCCGCAGCGCGGATGACAGGGTGGAGACTGCGGGCAAGCCCGCTTGAGAGAACGCTACTAAATTGGACATTTGTTTTCCTTATTGAAGTTTAGAAAGGGCAGCAGTCAACTGCTTCCCGATTTGCAACACTGCCGGACGGGGATCGCTCTCCACCGCCAATGTTGTGCCTGAAGACACTGACACGACAAGATCGTCGGGCAGCATCAACTTGCTCTTTTTGAGTTCCTTCTCCGCTTGCGCTGGAGAAATGATCTCAGGTAATTTCCAAGGGTCAACGTTTAATTTGACCATCGCGGCTGCGGCCTTGGCTTCATCCGTCCACTGACGTGTGCCACGCTTGGCCACCAGTTTATACCCAGGCACTGGCGCACCGCTATCTAAGATTTGGTGTGCCAGCGCACGAAGGTCTTTGATCCAATCTTCCAGTATGTCAGCGTTGGCCAAATACGCGCCCAGCGTCTGCACGTCGATCGCTTCGACTTGCGTCTTCAGCGCACGGTCAACAGCGCCGGTCATCTGTGGGCAAATGGGCTTGGCCGCGCACCAACGGCAGTGGTC